TGTAATTTTCCCAATAATATTTACCATTACCTAAAGCAATCGTTCCTAATACATTGCCATTAGCACTTGAGTCATTTCTAACTACTGTATTACCTTTTGATAAAACTACATTTGTTAAAGATTTTGATAATGCGTTCATTGTACAAAAAACATTGCTTGGAGAATCTTCTGTTTTTGTAAGTGTACCTGCACCAACTGTCCAGTTATTACCTTTGCCAGATTGGTCTGTTACTGAATTACCATCTTTTAAAATAAAGAAACCATTGTTTCCATAAGTTACACTAACATCAGTTTTAATTTTCCATTCTCCAGTTGTACTATCTGTTTCTCCAAATGCTGTTGGGTCATAAGCTGTACCATCTGTAAAATGTATATGAGACATTAGACATAAAGCATTTGCTGAAAAACTACCAAATACAGAACCACCAATAGCATGACTAGTAGCACCATTCATGGCAGGAACATAATTTAAACTTGGATAAGCTGTGGTTTGCATATTATAATTTTGTATAACTCCATTTACATAAAATTTAACCCTATCACTTGCTGTAGATTGTGTACTATCAAAAGTATAAACAATATGATACCAAGCCGAAGGATCTCTTGCTTTATAATATGCTCTAACATTATAATTATAATTTAAACCATCATATTGAGATAATGCTATTGCTTCACTATTTAAAACAAGCTCTGATGTGGGTCTTGAAGAACCACCACCTTGAACTAAAGTTATAGTATTATTAATATCACCTGCTGCTCTTTTTAACCAAAGTGATAATGTAAATATTTTATTATTTGTTGGTGTTCCAAAAGTTCTTTGTAATGCAGTAGCCATTAGTTAACCCCCATTATTTCGTTAATTATTTTTTTAATTTTATTCATTATATTTTTTATTTCCTTTTTTAATTTAAGATTTAATTTACTCATTAATTGAACTGTCCTCCGCCTGTAGCACCAAATGTAGATGCAAAGCTAAATGATCTGTCAGCCGTTTGGCCTTCAGCATCGGTTACTCTAATTGTAAAATTATAAGTTGTTGCACTTGTTGATGAACCACCAAAATCAGTTGTACTTAAAACACCAGCAGATGTCATAGTAACATTAGCTCCTGTTAAATTAGATCCAACTTCACTAAATGTTACAGCACTATCTGAAGAAGCAGAAAGACTTGCAATTGTACCAGAAAAGTTTCCAGCAAAAGAACCTAAACTACCTGCACTTGTTGACCATGTAGGTGCATCAGATACATTTAAAATATTACTAGTTGATATGACTGCTCTACCGTCTCCATTTTCAACTCTCATTCTATATTGAGCATCAATAGTTAAATTAATTTTAACAGTTAATGATGTACTATTATTATATACAATTGTAATAGCAGGATACCATATACCTGTAGCAGTATTTATAAATTCTACTTGTGTTCCAACAGCAAAATTTGAACCTGTAACCGTAATTGTAGATACAACATTACCTATTATTGTACTTGGACTAATAGAACTAATTGTTGGATTAGCACCTCCAGCAGCTATTCTAGCATCAACTTTTGCATCTGTGTAACCATCTGTAATTCCATAACCTGCTAATGTAGTTGATTTATTGGCTAATTCTATCCAATTACCAGCATGTGCAAAATAACCTTTACCTGTTCCATGAACATGAGCAAACATACCATGATAAGTAGAAGCACTTGGTAAATCTCCTATAGCAGAATACATATTAGCAAATAATACTTTATTACCATTTAGATCTATATCACCAGTAGTTGTTAAATTACCTGAACTATCACCTGATATCCAAGTTGTAGTTGTTGAACCATCATATCCAGCAATTTTTAATTGTCTATCTCCTGTAGCTGAAGTAGCATTAACACCACCAATAATTACGTTACCATCCCCACTTGTAATATTATCACCAGATTTCCATCCCGCACAAATATTATAATCTCCAGAAATAACATGCCCAGCTTTCATACCTATTACTGTATTTCTAATTCCACTAGCGCCAATTAAAGTTTGATGTCCAACTCCAACATTTTCATTTCCATTTGAATTAGTACCAGATTGAGTACCCAAATATGTATTTTGTCCACCAGTTGTTATTGAGTCACCTGCCGCAAATCCCATGACTGTATTATTATCACCAGAAGTTAAGGCATCTAAAGCACCAATACCAACTCCAGTATTACTTTGAGCATTATTTAAAGTTCCTGAATCTGCATGACCAATTAATAAACTGTTTGCAAAATTAGTACCACCAATCTTACCTGGAATAATTTCACCATCTGTCATTGTAAGTTTACCGTCACTATCTCCGCTAATCCAAGTAGTTGTAGTTGTTCCATCATATCCTGAAATAACTAATTGTCTATTACCAGTTGCTGAAGATGGGTCTGCTGCTGCTCCAATAGAAACATTTCCAGAACCGCTTGTAATATTATCTCCAGATGTCCAACCTAAATTTACATTATAGTTTGCATTTGCTATATTCAATCCAGCTTGATAGCCATGATAAGTATTGAAATTTCCAGTTGTTTTATTACCAGACTGATAACCTACTGCTGTGTTTCTTACAGCATCAACAGCTTCTGCTAAAGAAGCATGACCTATAGCAAGATTGTGATCTCCACCTTGTATTTTAACACCAGCAAAAAAACCAATTCCAATATTTCTTTGACCAGTATCTAAAGCAGTTAGTGCATTAGAGCCCAAAGCTGTATTGAAGTCTCCAGAAGTAATTGAATTTAAAGCATCAATTCCAATACCTGTATTGTGTGTTGCATTATTTAAAGTTCCAGTAGTTGCATGACCAACTAATAAACTATTTGTAAAATTAGTTCCACCAATCTTACCTGGAACTATTTCACCAGTTACAGAATTTGTTACTGCAACAGCATCTGTTAAAGTTTTGTTTGTTAAATTATCTGTACTTGATGCTGTAATAAAATTAGTAGTTAATGAACTAAGATCAACAGCATTACCATTTGAAATAGTTAAATTAGGTGTACTAAATGATAAGGTTTGTGAATCAGTTTCAGCTGTTATATATCCAGCATCATTTGTCCATTGACTTATATTACCAGTTTTATTTGTAAGTGCACTTGATGAACTTGGTGTAATAAAACCAGCTGAGTTTGTATTAATAACTGTTTGAACTCTTGCATCAGTATGATAAAGATTTGTTCCTTCACTTAAATTAGCTGTATTTTTAGAAGCTAATCTAGTATCAAATCTTGCATCAGTATAATATAAATTGCTTCCTTCAGATAAATCAGAAGTTGACTTAGAAGATATATTTAATGAAGTTGTAATAGAAGCATTAGTAGTTCCATCAAAACTAGCACTTCCAGTAATTGGACCTGTTAATATAATGTCTCTGGCTGTAGCTAATTTTGTAGCTTGATCAGCAGATGTAACTGCGTCATTAATTTGTACATAAGCACTTCCTGCCCATCTATAAACATCACCAGTATCAATAGCCACATAAATTTTACCTGCTTCTCCAGTAGCTGGAAAACCTGCAAAATTAGCATATTCTTCTACATCATCTACATAACTAGGTAATTGTGCAACAGCAACTTTACCAGCAGCATCTAATCCTGCATAGCCATTGTTAATATTTTTTCTAGATATTTGTTCAAAAGAAGTAGAATTAAGATTGTCTAAAGTATCGGCATCTACATTTAAATTGTTAACATAATTTTTAGTTACACGGCTATCAATAATTGGAAATACTGTAGCATCACTAACTACACCACTAGCACCTGCAGCACCAGTAGCACCAGTTGTACCAGTAGGACCTTGTGATCCTGTTGGACCTTGTATACCATCATTACCTTTACTACCTGTGTTACCAGTTGGTCCTAGTAATCCTTGGGATCCTTGAATACCCTGTGATCCTTGTGACCCAGTATTACCTATTGATCCTTGCGGACCTGTTGGACCTATTGGTCCTGTTTGTTTTGAAACGGTTATAGTTGAAGTTATTCCATCTATTTTAATTGTCATAATTATTTATTCCTTACTGAGGTTGGTATCTTATTACAAATACGAACCTAATTGAATTTTTAACTGAGGGAGTACCTGCAGCCCATTGTACTTTCATAACCACGATATATGGAGATGCATCATCAGGTGTAGAAGTATAACTTCCCTGATCTGATAATATTGTACTTGGAACCAACAACTCAAATTTACCAGCAACAGTAGTATTAAATACCGATTCTGCTTTTGTATAAGTATGTTGTGTTGCAGCACCAACTGCTGTTAATGAATCAATTGTAATAGATCCTCTCTTTCTTGTAACGTTTGCTTCAAATAAATCAGCCTTTATATCAAAAGTTGTAGCAGAAGCACTAAAATCTATAGTGCCATCTTCTATTGATAGTAAAAATTGATTACCTTCGGATATTTCTCGAGCAATAATATTATCTGCTCCTCCTAAGTAATTTTGTATGTTTGATATTCTCATATTATCTCCTGTAGGTTAGTTATGAGTTATAATATACCTATAGATATATTATTTGTATTAATTAAGTTTCTTTGACCCATGCAGTACCATTCCATTTATATATATAATTGGCAATTAATACAGCATTATTACTATCTACTATTGAATAAGTAGTTCCATTATTGGTATAAATTGTTGCACCTGAATTACTTCCTCCTAAAGACAAAGCAGTAATTTCACTATCATTATTTACTCTATATGCTAAATATAATTTAGTAGAAAAATAAATAATTTCAGATCCAAATATTGTATTAGTAGTTGTATCAACAGGTATATTAGCTATTTCAGTAAGTGTAACAGCATCAGTATCAATAACATATTGACCACCTGCATTAGCACCTATAGCAAAAAATCCATCTACTAATCTAGGAGTAGTTCCTGTTATACCATCAAAAGCAAATTCTGGAGTTTTTAAAGCATCTACTTTATATCCTGGAAATATAGTATTTAAATTATTTTTAGTAGTTTCAAACCAAGAATAATCTGTTGGTGTACTTGAAAAAACATCTTTATTAGCTAAGGTTACAGATCTTAAACCATAATAATCTGGAACCGATGAACCAATAGTAGTAATCGTAGCATTACCTAAACCTGTTGAAAAATCACCTGTTGTTGTTCCAGTAGCCGTAGTATTTGTTACATTTAATTTATATACATTATTGACATATTGACTATCAACTGAAGTAAACCTAATTTGATTATTTACTGGTTGATCTTTTTCAATAGTCCAATCAGTTATTGTTGTATTAATATTTGATATTATATCCGCTGGTGTATTTATAGCACCAGTTAAAGTTGGTACAAAACCAACGAAGTTTTTATTATAATCAGAACTAACATTTCCAGGTTTAAATACCTGAATATTAGTTTTACCAGCATTATTAATATTTGTTTGTGTAGTACCTAGTATACCTTGAGTAATAGTTTTATTAATTGATGCATTAGAAAAAACTAAGTTTAATCCAATATCATCTTGAATAGATGTAGTATAGTTTACTATTTTTGAATCACCTGAATCTATTGTTGCAGTCATAAAACCATTTAAAGAAGTATTTAATGCATTTTTAAATTCGAGAGCCGCAGCAGTTGCATTTATATTATCACTAAATGCTGTTTCTGTTCCACCAGTAAATGTAACTTTACTAAATAGGGGTAAACCATTTACAGTTTTAGTAAATAAATTAGGTGCTGTAATAGTATATGATGAACCAAGTATACCTGTTCTTGTCATAGTAGATGTACCAAAAATAATATTACCTTCATTAACACCACTAACAGAATTATTATTTACTGTAGCAGTCCATAATTCACTAGCAACTGAATCAAATGTACTTACTGATGTAAATGTAATTTTCTTAGAAGAAGTATTATATGTAGCAGTATAATTATTAGGAGATTCTACATTATTATTTACTAATGCAATTAAATCTGTTCCAATACTATTTGATTGATTATCATCTGTAGCATCAGCGGCAATACTTAATGTATAAGTTCCTGTTCCATCTGGCTCAGTTAAAGATATTGTAGTTGATTGTGAAGTTCCAGCACCATCTGTTTCAAATTCATAATTATAAATAATATTTGAACCATCACCATAAACATCATTAATTGAAAAAGATGTATTTTCATTTGTTGATGAACCTGTATTAATTATTATACCATAACCTGAAAAATCAATAACACTAGTATCTGGATTTATATCTGATACATAAGTTGGTAATGAAACTGATAATCCACTTATACTTAAACCTAATATTGCTGTTCTAATTTCATTTAATGCATCAATAACACCAATATTATTTGAAAATGTATTATTAGTTATAGATCCTAAAGATCCTAAACTTACTGAATATTTTGTATCTGTACCTGTATTCCATCTTGTATTTGAAACAGGTTGAGTAGTATTATAAATATATAAATTAGTTCCTAAAATAAATTCTTTACTAAAACCAACAACATCACTTGTACTTGCATGAGTAATTTGTGATACATATCCACTACCACTATTAGTATATACTTGTGCATTTGTAGTATTAACTGCAACAACAGAAGTATCATCTATTACATGAATATTATTTAAACTATTTTTCATGGTAGCTGTAATAATATCGGCTGTTGCAAATGTTCCTGAATTTGAATAAACAGAACTTATTGACATTTTTAATTTCCTTTATTATTAATTAAATTGACCACCACCAGTTGCAGTAGATAAACTAAAATCTATTGAACTTGTTTGTACAACTTGTGAACCAGTATTAGTATAAGTAATTATATTACTATTAGAAGTAGAACTAAAACCAGTTAAATTATTAATTGCTAAAGCTATAGCCGTAGCAGTACCTGCAACAGTTGAAGACATACTATCAGTTAAAATACCATAATCTGTTAAAGATAATGTCCATGTTGCCAATGGATCAATATTAGTATCATAATTACTATCTAAAGTAATTGTATATGTATTTGTTGTAGCTGGTCTTGTTAAAATTAATTCTCTAACTTTTGTACTTGTAGTTATTTTTATATTATTATCATTTAAAAGTTTAATTGATAAAATACCACTAATAGTTTCAACATCTCTAAATACTTTTTCAAATCTGTGATAATATCTTATTTTAGTTCCATTGTACCAAACAATAATATTTTCATTTGTATCTACAATGTTATTAGAAATATCTAAAGTTGGTAATGTTTGTAATATTGGCATTAGTTAAATTGACCTCCACCTGTAGCACCAAATGTTAATGGTATTAAAAAGGCATTCCATATTTGTCCTTCATTAGTAGATGAGTTATAAAGCAATACATCATCTCCCATATCAGAAACATTATAATTTTGAACTCCACCTGAATTTGTTCTAGCAAAAAATGTCCAAGTACCTAAAGCTAATTTAAATGAAAATAATTCAGTATCAGACATTACATATGCATAAAAAGTACCTATACATACTGATCTTCCAAAACCAGAAGATACTCCAGCAACTACTAATGAAGCTAATTCTATAATATCATTAACCTTAACACTATTACTTGATGAATTTACAGTTAAAAAACCAGTTGATCCCCAAATTGCAATATTTGATATTGTTTTTCTAACTGTATCATTTTTTATATCATCAGCTAAATTAATATGTAATAATTCTTTTTGTGTTATATTACCTCTTGTTCCTGTAAAACTTAATTCTTGTTCTTCCGTTGTTGCTACACCAGCATTAAAATTTGTAGGAAATGTTATAGACCCTGAGCCATCAGTTCCACCAGTTCTAGTAATTGTATTAATTGCTGAACCAGCATAACCTATTTGTTGAACAGAATCAATATCAGTAAAACCATCTCTTATATTTAAACCAGTAGTGCTATCTCCATATTTAAGTTGAGTAAATCTATTTACAACACCATAAGGATTTTTTAAATCATTAGGATCAACAATAATTCCAGAAACACCAGAAGTAATACCACCAGCCCCTGGTCTAAATACACCAAAGTCATAAGCATTAGAAAAACCACCTCTAGCAAATTGGTTAATAGGTCTTACCCAAAATACTAACGTATCTGTAAAATCTAAATCAAATACTTTATGTTTAACTATTGTATTTTCAGCAAATGGACCTGTAGATGTTCTAAATGAAATATTAAACAATCTTTGAGCAACAGTATTATTAATATTATCTCCAACATATATTTCAAATGTTTCTGTTAATCCAGTAGGTACAGTCCATTGTAATTCTACAAATGGAGTAGAAGAATCTGTATTATTACTAATTGTTGTTAAGTTAGTAATTGCTCCAAAATTTCTAGGATTAGGTAAATTTGTATTTGGAGCTAATTGAAATTCTGTTAATGCTTCTTCTGTATATGCATCAGCATTATATTCTTGAGCTGTAATTAAATAACCTGCAATACCTTCATTACCCATATCTGTTTCAGTAATAGAATTAATTTTAAATAATTTATTTGTAATACCATAAGTATTATTTGAAACTGCTATTATATCTGTAACTTGTAATGCTAAAGCCTTTGTGTCTGTTTTAAATGAAACAATTAAATTATCTCTTGATCTTTTAATAATAACATTACCAACTCTTTGAGCCATAATATTATTATTTATAAATTTAAATCTTGTATCTTGAACTAATTCTGGTTCATTAAATGATTTTTGATTAGCAGCTAAATTTAAAAATACTTGATCATCTTGATATTTTTCATCATAAGAAGAAAATGAAATATTCATTTTATTTAATGAACTATTAAAACCATCATTAACTACTGTAAAATCACCATACATATTATCAGCATTAAATGACATTACGGATGATCCTATAGTATCAGAAATAACTTGAAATTTACCTAAATGATAAGAAAATATACCTTGCGAACAATTAACTAAATCAGAAATACTTAAATCTCTTTCATCAAATGTATTTATAGCTCCATTTGTTTTATATCTTTTAGCTGTTGTTGAATTTCCATCTTTATCTGTATGTGTAATTAAAGTATCACAAAATGTTTTATGAGAAGCAAATTTTGTTAAATCAACATCAGTATCAGAAATTACATCACCACAACCATAAACAGTATTAGTTAAATAATCTAATAAACATTCAGATGGATTATTTGAATATGAAGTACCACTAGATAAAGTAGATCCACTAAATGTTCTAATTAATTTACCTTCAACTTCTGCACCTAATTTAGGTGTTAAACCAGTTACAGATTCATCTCTATTATATTTTAATTCTACATATAAATATGCAACATTGGGCATTGTTCTATTTACTGCATTTGTATTCCATTTAGTAGAAAATGATTCCATAGGAGAACATCTACCACCAGCTTTAAATTTTTTAACTGTTAAATTTCCATTTAAAAAATCATCAGTATTTCCTTCACCATCAGTTGCATTTGTTACATTACCATTACTATCTAAAGTTAATTTAAAATTGTCCCACCATACTTGACCAATAGTTTGAATAGGTCCTTCACATAAACTAACAATAAACGCCATTGTTTGATTATCAGATGTAATATCAGCAAATGTAATTGAACCAAATATTTTATTTTGTCCATAAAGAACAGGTAATTTATTATTAGGATTAGAAGCTATTCTTTGTCTAACTCCTGGATCTGGAGCTGGATCTGCTGCACCTGGACCGGCAGGTACATCTGGAGCAAATAATTTATTTGTAATATATGAAACTGCTACTGACAATGCAAATCGAAGTACCATTCCCTGTATGGTTGGTGCCATTACTGCTGCAATAATAGGTGCGGCTGCTGCCATAGTTAAATTTCCTTTTTGTACATTAATTGAAATTCTTTATAATTCAACTTATTAAAATTAATATTAGTTTCTGGAATAGAATAAAAAATTATATCCTTAACTTCTTTATGATTTTTAATTTCTTTTTCTAACATTTTATTCATCCTATAAAATACAGAGGATCCCCTTTTATTAGGGTGAACCCAAGTTAATAAAATATGTAATTGACATAATTGTGGATTTAATAAATTAGGTATTTTCATTCCTAATAATACACCATCAATTATACCATTTTCATTTTCTGATATTACTGCAGTTTTATCTTTAGCTATTGCTTCCATTAAACCTGTATAATACTCTGTATTGTCTTCTTTAAATTGACCAAAATCAAATTCCATTCTGTGTTGTTCAAGTAATTTTACACCTTGTTCAACGTCTTTGTATTCTCCAATTCTTATCATTATATTTTATTCTCCTTCTTATTAATCTTCTGCACCAAATCTTGGATTAAAATCAACCATTGCGGCAACAAATTCCATAGATTTATCATTAGTTGTATATTCATTAAATGAACTATCAGATGTAAACCTACCTGATTTAGTATTTAATATTGCACCTACTATATTTTTACATTCTACACTTATATTTACATCACCAGTTTCACTATTTTCCTCATCAACTGCATGTGAATTAATTATACCTTGCCATTTTTGATAAACTTGACCTTGTATTTGACCAGTTTCTTCATTCCAAAAAGCTTGAAATATTGTAACTATTCCACCAATAGCATTTACATTTTCTAAAGCAGCTATAATTGTATTAGGTATACCATTTAATTTTATAGTTATTGCATTAGTTTTTACATCCCTAGTTTCATCAACAGCAGATAAGCTTACTACATTTGAACCAGGTATATATGTATCACTATTATATGTAATACTTGTGTAACCTGTATTTAAAAATAAACTATCAGCATTATTTGAGGTAACTTGAAATTTAATTAATTGAATAGGATAAGTTTTAGTGCTTTGTACTTCAGCCAGTGTTACGGCATCAATTGTTCTCATTATAATATCTCCTGAAAATTAAAACTATCATAAGAATAATAATTATAACCTGGACCAGGTATAACTGATATACTTGGTCTTCCATTTAATAACATTTTAAATTGTACACCATTACCATAAATAAAAGTATTACCACTAACAATAGGATTAATTGCACCAGTCATTAATTTAAAAGTTAATACATTACCAGCTGTTGCATTAGCATTTTCTTTAATTTGATATACTTTTGTACCTGAACTAAACTGTATAAAATCACCAGCTTTAACAAAACTTGATGTAGTTACATTAGCTAATTGTACATTAACCCCACTTGTATTTGCATTAACAACTGTAATTGTTAAACCAGCTTGTGCAGCTATAGTTCCATTAGCAAAAGTTAAATTAATTGTTGATGGTATACTAGTAGTTTTAAAATCAATACCATCTATTAAACCTAATAATTCAGATTCAACTTCATCATATTGTACCTTAGTTAATAATGGTAAATCTACTTGCATAGAATAAAATGTTGGACTACCTCTTTCTTGTCTAGCATAACCTGAATTAGATATAGATCTTCTGATTCTGGCAGATCTATTTAACGATATATTATTAGTATATTCAAATATTTTTGACATTATCTTCCTCTATTTCTTATACCAGCAGTATCTCTAGTAAAATTTTTATTAGCTCCACCTACATGAGTTGGACTTGATGATATAACATTTCTAATTTGGTCTATTGCTCTTTGATCAACATTACCACTTATATTTATTGTAGTATTACTTACTGATGATCCACTACCATTACCACCCCTTGGTATAACAACTTCACCTGGTGTTAACATTGTTGGAACCCGATCAGTATAAGGTGCACCACCTGGTACAACTCCACCTTTAGACATTCCAAAGAATTTAAAACCACCACCACCACCACCGGCAGCCATAATAGCTATTTGTAATGCTAATTGTTTTTGTTTTTCTTGAGTAACTTGTTTTTCTAAACCAACTTTTTTTTGAGCAAATATTTGAAATAATTTTTCAACTGCTAACTCAACACCTTTTTTAAAAATAGTTTCAGTTATAGTTTGTAATAAATTTCTAAACATACTTTTAGTAACTTCTAATAATGAATTACCTGCTCTTAATCCTTCTATCCAAGATGTACTTATTGTATTAGATATTAATGTTGCTTCAATACCAGCTCTTTCTAAAAGTTGTCTATAATCTAGTAATAAACCATTAGCTTTAGCTTGATCAATAATCATTCTTTTATTTGTGAACATAATCCGTTCATTTATAGAAGCTAATTCTGCTTGTCTTACTTTTAATGCTTTTGCTGCTATAGCGGCTGCATCAGAATTTGGTCTAGAAGATTGATCTCTTTCGGCTCTAGGTCTTCTTCTAGTACCACTAAAAAGTTCTTTTTGTTTTACAGTTAATTTTGCAAATGAATCAACAACTTCATTAGCGTTTAATCTTATTAATTCAAGTTCTTGTCTTAATTTCATTGCAGCTTCTGCAGCTGTTTTAGAAGTTTCTGGAAATATTGTTAGTTTAGAAATAAAACTAAGTGTAGCTAATTCAGCTTTCTTTAATGTAACTATTAAAAAATTTTTAACTGTATTTACAAGAGCCATTACTTCATCATTAAATGCAATAAATGCTACAACTGCTAATTGTACCGCAGTAATAACAATACCAACTATATTAGCTCTTAAGGCAAGATTTAAAGCAGCTAAAGTAAATGTAGCACCCCTAATTGCTCCTGCTAATAAAATAAATTGTGCAACAATACCTGCAACAAATGTAGCAATTTTTAATCCAATAAATATTTTAAATGCATCAGTTAAAAGGGTAATATTTTTAGCTACAAAAACAATTGTATCTTGAATACTTTGAAACGCTGCTGCCATTTTATTACCAACAGTATTTGCTAATTGTTTTAATGCAGCATCATTTTGTTTAAAGTTACCTACTAAATCCATTACTTGTTTCTTTACACCAGCAAATAAAGGTTTTGCAGCTGCTTGTCTAAATCTGAAATAAGCATCTTCAACAAATGAAACCTGTGCTTCTAAAGTTTGTTCAAATTCTTTAGTGGCTGTAGAAAATTGTCCACCATTACCAAATACTTCAAAAAATCTTTTTCTAGTTTCTTCAACTGATACGGTTACACCAGCTTCAAAACCTAACATTGCTCTAACACCTCTTTCTCTGAATACATCAGCGGCAGCTATACCACCAGCAAATGCTCTTTGAATTTGTTCAGCAGTTTGTCTAAAATCTAAACCTGTAGCTGCAGCAACGTTACCTGTTAATGCTAATACTTTAGCTAATTCATTTGCATCTTTAGAAATAACGGCTAAGTTACCAGATGCAGCAGCAATAGCTTCTAGTGAGAAAGGAACCTTTCCAGCAAATGTATTTAACTCAGCAAATGCTTTTGCACCCTCTGAAGCTGAATTAAATAATAGTTTAAATCTAACTTGAAGTGATTCAGTAAGTTTACCGGCAGCAAATGTATCTTTAACAAATTTACCAATACCAAAAGTAACAGCAGCTAACCCAACAACAACACCTGTTTTTAATGTTTGTCCTAGTGCAGCAAAAGTACCTCTTGATCTTGCAGCAGCCATTTCTAGTTGCTTCATTCTTTTAGATGCTATAGCAGCATTTGTACCTAATTTATTTATATTAGATTGTAAATTTTTTACTTGGCCTTGTCCCTTTACATCCGCAATTATATTTAATTTTACAGCCATATTCCTTTATCCGTTAAGTTACTTCAACAGTTACTTCATCAAAATATTTCCTAAAAGCAGCCTCTATAAATTTAGTAGGAGCTTGTTGAGAATGTCCATTATTAAGAAATTCTATATAAGTAGTACCATTTGTAACAATAATTTTATTAGGTTTATCTTTAGGAACCAATATATTTATATTTGATGTTGCAGTTTGATTTAAGTAAGTTTCAGTGTAGCCAATATACCAGCTATTTCTAGCTTGTCCACTATCGACTGGAGTTGTTAATTTTACGTCAGCAAAAGCTTTTAATGCTCTTGATCTAAATTCTTGTTCAATAGTTTTATTAATATCTTTTTCTAAATCCATTGAAGCAGTTGACAAACCAATAGTTGTAATTCCCATTATATTACTTTGCCTTTGTTTATACCTTTTTTAATTCTATAACCCTGTGTACCATTAGCACCAGTGTTTACTTCTTTTTTAAGGTTTTTAAATAATTCTTTTTCTTTTAAATTCTTTTTTAATTTTTTATTAAAGGACTCTAAAATTTTGTTATCCCGCATAAGTTCTCCTTTTCAAGTGGGCAGTTTATACCGCCCAACTATCATTTTCTAAGATTTTTTATTTTCCATAAAAGATATATTATTTTTTCTAGCTATGCTTTTTAATTCATTAAAACCAGTTTCTAATTTTATATCCTTTTTTATATTAGTATTAGCCATTATTCTTATTGAAGGAAATAAATCATTTACTTTAAGTGGTTTAGTACCTTGATAAGTAGTTTGTGCTAATATAGCAGCTCTGTGATCATCTCTCCAACCATATGGTCTTTTATCAAAATATTTTATCCAACCCATATATTCTTTGCTGGACATATTATAAATATAATCTAATGTAACACCTAATTGAAAAGCCAATTCATAGTCTGCTAAATCTTCTTCCCCAAGTCACCACCTTTTTCGTCTGTGGCACCTAACCCATTATATTGCATAATATCTGCTGATAATTTAGTTAATGCTTGAATAGGAAACTTTTCAAAATCCTTTTCAGTCATATCTTGAGCATCTACAACAGTACATTTAAATATAGCACTTAAGGTTTTTACACCTGTAACATCATCGGTTTTACTAGTATCTAACGCTTTTTGTAGATCCTTAATACCTTTAACTGTTAGTTGTTTTATCTCCACTTCCTGTTCCAGAAATGGTATTTTCTTTGTTATCTCCACTATCTTTATGTGTTTCATCTTTTATCTCCTGTAAGGGTTTTATATATAAATGTTTATTATGCGATTCAAAGTCTTCCATCATTTTTCTTATTTTGTGTAAAACATCTAATGTTTCAAAGACTTCTATTTTATTATCTACATCTTTTAATCTGTCATAAGTTTTTCTTATTGATGTATCTACAGACTTCTTTATATGCAAAGAAGTTATTCTTAGCACATAGTATTTATTAAATGGTTTATTATCCATGAGTTTATCCTATACTAATTGAATTAAGCTGGGCAATAAAGCCCAGCCTAAAAATATTTTATTATGCGTCAGTAAACGGACCAGTATAGTCAGTTGAAGTACTTAAAGTCAAAGTTGCCTGATTTGAATCAGTCAAATTTGCAGATACTTCAAAAGAAGCTATTGAGCCTTTTACGTAAAATGCAGCATTTTCACCAGTAGATGAATTTTTAACATCTAACTGAAATACATAAACAAGTCCATCTTGAACAAGATCTTGAATTACTTTATGTACACTTGGTACATAATTCAAACTGAACTCCAATGTTGGAGCGTCAGCTTGTCCTTGAATCTGTGAACTTACAGATTGTCCAAAACTTGGCACGTTAACAATGTTAGCGGGTTTACCAAATGATGGAAACTCTCTGATATTAGTAACTTCTACCGCACCTGCAAAATCACCACCACCAGCTATAAAAGCTTGGTGTGTTGCATCTGAAGTGGGCAGTGTGTAACTACTATCAGCTTTGTATTCTAGTCTAGTAAAAATACCAGCACCTATGTTTGAAATGAGAGACATTTATTTTTGTTCCTTATATTATTTCTTAGTTGTTATATTGATCGAAAATTAACCGTATAATCCACGTTATATAAACCTGCATCTTTCGGGTCAACTCCAATATTTGTTATAAAGCTATTAGTTGTTTGTAGATATCCGGAAATTACTTCTTGGTCTAATAATGTTTTTAACAAATCAGCAATTTGATATGCTCTTTTCATTCCAGATCCAGCTGCAACGAATATTTGAATTACAATTTGTCCATTTGCTATTACATCTTTAAAAGCTAATTCTGAAGAAAATGGTAATACAGAAACCCGTATCCATTCATCAGCATTAATTTCCCCTTGATAATTCGCAGGAAATGCTTTGATGTTATTAGACGTCCAAGCGGTGGAAGCAAATAAACCCTCAACAGCTGTCAATATATTTGATATTGTAGACATTAAGATTCCCTTCCAACAGTTAAATTAATAATGTAATTATTATCTTCAAATTTTAGTATTTTCCAAGTTTTATTTCTAAGTACAATACTATCGTAATTATCAATTTTACTTGAATCTATATAATCTGAATCTAATAATAAATTGCATTCTATTCTAGGTGTATCATCATTAGTTCTAAATTGACTTTCAATTACCGCTTTAGCAGTAAAAGATGTATCAGTAGTACTAGTAATGGCTTGTGTAGCAAAATTATAGTTAGTTACATTTTTATTTGTAAATACTATATCTTCGGCTATATCACCTATAACATTGAAAGCATTTTTTACATTACTTTTGATTAGTTTTTGGTAACTCATTAAGCACCTCCACTAACATTAACTCCCCTATTTACAATACTATTTTGATTTTCATATTTAGCAATTAATCTTTGAATTTGGTCAGGTAATTCTTTAAAATTACTTATACCAGATCCTAGATCAAAAGCCATAGAAACAGAACCAACTTTTAAATCTTTCAACTTTGGCGAACCAGTTGATTGATCCTCGATTGTTCCCATATTTTTAATCAAATGTAGTGATAATTCATAGGTAGCTCTTTTGATATCATCAGGAAAAGTTCCATAACTTGTTGTGCTTCTATCATCTTCTATGGTATCATACGCACCGGACTTAGTGTCCCAATATGTAATATCCCTAGGCCATGATAGAGGATAAAGGGCAGTAGGCAATGCCGTACCACCCCAATCCAAGTCATTGAGAATTCCTGTGGCCGTTACTAAAGCTCGTTCAACAATTTCATCTGTAGCACTATCCCAAGAAGCTTGATTCAGTCTATCATAAAAATAAACCTCTGCTTCTGTTACAGTAACAAATGAATTGATCCCAATTTGTAAAGCCATTATTTTTCTCCGTATCTAATAGTTATAAATATTAACCGTGGAAAATTGGAAATAATCCAGTTTGGTTAACGTTAGTAGCGCTAATAGTCCATGATGCAATAGCAGCAAGATCAGCATTAGAAGGATATGCAGTTGCACTTCCAGCCCATGTCCAACCTTTTGGATGCATAATATTACCCCATCTAGATAAAACAGTTACTAATCCACCACCGTTACCAGCTAGTTCATTTCTTTCAATTGCAGTAGGATTAACCTGTGCAATATCACTATAATGAATAGCGCCAGCTTTAGCTAAGTAAGAAACTTTAATATTAGCAGGTAAGTTAGCAGTTAAACTTTGGTTGTTAATAATAAGTCTAATTTTTCCACCTAAAATAGTAGAGAAATTGAAATTACCGTCTACAACTGGAGCAACATCAAGAACGTTTTCTTTTCTCATAATGTTGTAAGTTGCAGAAGTTACTACTAAGTAATAGAAAGGCTCTTCAAATTCACCTTTAATTTCACTGATAGCATCTAATAGCGTATCAAAGAAAGTACTTCTTGATTGGCTAGCACCAGTAGAATTAACAAATAGTGGATTTGGAGCATCACTAGCATTTGAACCAGTGTAGAAACCAAAAGTTCCAACAACAGCAGCAGGATCATTAGTCCCAATAGAAGTTGCACCAAAAATATTATCAGCAATACCATTAAGAATAGATCTTACTTGTAAATCTTCTCTTCTTGCTCTAACTGAAGCAAATTGAGATCCTAAGTATGCTAAACCATCTACTTTAGAGATTAATTTTTGAACAGACATTTCTTGTGCAGCGATATGATCAATATTTTTGATATATACTGCTGATTTGTTTGATACTGCCATTTCATTAATAGCAACATCACTAGCTGTTTCATTTTGTTTATTAAAAGTAGTTGGATCAGTAAAATCTAACCATCTTAATGTACCAGTGTAATTTTCACCTGAATCATTAATTCTTGCGTCAGAACCAATTAAAGCAGTTGATGTTAATAACGCAGCATCAGCTCTTCCAGCTTGTTCGTAAGCAGAAATTGCTCTTGCAATGTTATTAAAGTTTGAACTTATTACAGTCATTTATTTATTTTCCTTTTATTATTTAAAGCACATAATTGTGCGGTTATTAGTATAAAAGATTGATCTATTTAACTAGACCATTCTCCGTTAACCTTAATTTGCCCTTTGCTAATAGCATTAAGCATTTCATCAGTTGACATATCTTTTATAGACGACACAGGAGTGTTTCCTGTATTTGACTTGGCTGGAGTAATTCCAGAACCAACATTTGCTTTAATAGAAAATAAGAATTCATTATTATCGTCCTTAGAATAACTTGACACAGTCTCGTTAATACTAGTTCCGTTTTCATTCACCCAATTTCCTAAAGCATCTTTCTTTAAACTTTTTACAATATCCGAATAGGCCATATTAGCGGCTTTTTCAGATTTAAAATTTAAAGAGTTAAGCTGAGTACGCACGGCATTATCTCTGCTCAATTCTGTGTTCTTTTGTTCATATGCCTCAAGTTTAGTATTCATTTCACTTAGTTTTATTTGCATAGCTTCAGAATGTTTACCTTGTTGTTCAAGGCTAGAAATTTCAGCTTGTCTTTTCTCTACTTTAATTTTTTCAATTTGACCTAGAGCTTCATCTCGTTCTTTGTATGCATTATCTAAATTTAATTTGATATTAGATATAGCTTTTGAAACTTCATTATCAACCATTTGTTTTATATCTGGTTGTTTAGTTTCAGTTGCTGTTTCTTCTTTTACTTGAGTATTATTTTCAATGTTTTCTGACATTATTTTTCCTTTGGACACGGCCTTAGTTATATTTTAATTTAAAACAAAAGATTAATTTGATAATTCTTCTAATTGTTTTAACGAAATTAATTTACCATCTTTATTAGAAAATTGAGAAAATTTAACTTTTCCTGAGTTAAACAATGTAACCCTTTTACTATTTCCTAATATAGCCAACTTAACATCATTTGATTGTGTTTTTAACCATTCTGGATAAGTTGTCTTAGCTGGTACTTGACCATTGATAGAGGCACGGCGGCTATCAGATAATCCAGTAATTTTTCGTTTTTGTAATCTATTATTATTTGTATTTAATAATTGATTAGTACTTTTTATTACAGGTATAGTTGTTGACCTACAATTAAAATGTTGTGGTGGTTGTGGTGCATTTTTATTACTTAATGAATAAACTTTACCATCTAATCTTCCACAAATTAAACTAGTTCTACTATCCAAAGTAGCCACATATTGGTAACCTTGAACAACATCATCATTTAATTTATATGTTGTATTTGATATAAAATTAGATGTTTCAGTTATTGCAGTTCTAGTTAAGGTTTTTACTTGTACAGCAGAAGCTAATATTCCGCTTTTACCTACATCTTGAGCTATATTTATCATAGCTTTATTTTGAGTCATTCCATCTTTGACTATACCTTTTATTTTTCTTTGTTCTAAAATACTTATAGATGCTAATTGTTGACTGTAAGTTCCATTTGACTTAATAATTAAATCATTAACTTTTAAAGTATCTTTTACACCTTTAGCTTTATAAATATTATTTAATGAACTAGTAAATATACTTTTATAAAACCTAGCACTAACACTAGATAATTTATTTAATTCACTAATACCATCTTTATATATTTTTTTATAAGTTAAACGAATTTCAGTATTTACTTTTCTAGTTAAACTATTTATATTTGTTTGACCAGATAATGCTACAATTCGTTGTAACCTTATTTTGTGTGACGTTAAAATTTTTTCAATTTCACGATCCAATCTCTTTTCGTAAAGAGTAAGTAATGCACGGTGTTTCAGCATTCTTGAATATACATCATCATTTATAGACATTTATTATTCCTTTAATCAATAGATTTGATTTTAGCAAGTTCATCATCAATTATTTTAGAGTGATGTACAATCAAAATATCAGTATTAGTAACATCAATTTGTAATCTTACTTTATTATTTCTTTGCGTATTTAAGGCAATTAAACTGTTTCTCATATTATCATTTAAATCGTTTTCATAATAACTTTTATTATTAATAACAATAGCTTTATTTTCTACTTCTTTATCTTTTATAATCATATATTTATCTTTTTCTTTTTCGTTTTTTCTTAGGTTCGTCTTCTTTTTTCTTTTTATAAGACTTCTTTTTTGCATAAGCCATATTATTTGCCTTTTCTTTTAGCAGCTAATATTTTATCTCTTAAACCTTTTGGAAGTTTCATTTGTTTTGCAGTAAGTTTAGCTTTACCTTTACTTACAACTTTTTTAACACTTGTTTTTCTTTTATAAGCCATTTTAAGCTCCTTTGTTAATTGATTTAGTACACGTAAACTTTGTCATTGTTTGAAATTTATTCATTTCATCAATTGTAAAATTATCTAGTAATAACATTGACTGATTATAACCATCTTTTATACAATCATTCCAACTATTATATTCAGTATTTTTTACAATAGGTTCTCCACATTGTTGTGCAATAGCAGAGCAAATATAAATAGTTAAAATAAATTTCATTTTATCCCCACAAATTACCAGTTATTGAACCTTTACTATATTCAGTAGCTCTATTTTCAAAGAAATTAGTATGTTCAACACCATTAATAACCCAATCAAGCCAACTTAACGGGTTTTCTTTAATTTTATAATTTGGTTTTAAAGATAATTGTAATAATCTTTTATCAGCAATATACCTTATATATTGTTTAACTTCTTCAGGGTTTAATCCACGGATACCACCCATTTCAAAAGCTAAGTCAATAAATTTATCTTCTAATTCAACCATATCTCTACATGTTTGATATAATTCAGCTTTAAATTCTTCTGTCCATACTTCAGGATTTTCTTTTACTAATGTATGAAATAATTTAATCATTGATTCAACATGATGTGTTTCATCTCTAATAGACCAAGTAACAATTTGACACATACCTTTCATTTTTCCAAATCTTTGAAAGTTTAAAAGCATTACAAATGATGCAAATAATTGTAAACCTTCTCCAAATGCAGAAAAACAAGCAATATCTCTTATTAATCCTTGAGTGCCTTTACCCTTAGATTTAAAAAGGTATGCATGTTTATTAGACATTTCTTTATATTCTTGAAATGCTTTAAAATTAGTTAATTGTGTTTCACCAATAGTATCATTTAATAATGAATAACTATGAACATGATTAGCTTCAGAGGCAACAAAAGATGCAAGCATCATTCTTACTTCGGGAGATTTAAACTTTGGAATATATCTATCCAAATAAGCTTGTGCTATATCTACATCACCTTGAGTAAAGAATTTTAATATTTGAGATATTAAATTTTTTTCTTCTTCAGTTAATCTTTCATTCCAATCCCTTACATCTTCATGCAATGGTACTTCACTAGGAAGCCAATGCATCTTCTGCATTGTTTCATATGCCTCAAACGCCCAACCATAATCGAAGGGCTTATAATGATTTCTAGTATCAAATAAACTCATTTTTTTTAATCTTTCTATTAACCTTCACAAGCTAAACATTCAGCTTCAGGTATTATTGTTCTTTCAACTTTTTTACTTACTAGTTCAGCACGTTTAATTGCTTCACTTCTACAGTAATATAAAGTTTTTAATTTTTTCTTCCAAGCTAACATATGCGTATCATGTAACTCTTTAATATTAACATCAGCAGGTACAAATATATTTAATGATTGACCTTGACAAATAAATTCTTGTCTATCAGCTGCATGTTCAATAACCCAACTTTGGTTAATTTCAATAGCAGTTTTAAATACATCTTTTTCCCAAGTTGATAATTCCTTAATGTGTAATACTGAACCACGATTACCAAGGATTGAAGTCCATGTTTTTTCGTTGTTAATACCTTTTGTTTCTAATAATTTTTCTAAAAATTTATTTTTAACAAGAAAAGAACCTGACATAGTCTTTTGAACATAAGCATTAGCTCTAAAAGGTTCAACACTTGGAGAAGTAGTCCCACAAATAATTGAACTTGAAGCATTAGGAGCAACAGCAAGTAAATGAGCATTTCTCATTCCAGTGCCTTCCATATCCGGAGCTTCACCTCTTTTTATAGCTAACCTTTGAGATTCTTTAACAGCTTCTGTTTTTATATGTTTAAACATTTGCTTGTTTTTAGATTTTGCTAAAACAGATTCAAATACAATATTATTTTTTTGTAAATAAGCATGAAAACCCATAGCACCCAATCCAATAGATCTTTCTTGAGTTGCACTATATTTAGCTCTAGCTACATGTTCAGGAGCATTATCTATAAAACTTTGTAATGTATTATCTAAAAATCTAACTACATCAGATATAAATAATTTATCATTTTTCCATTCATCATATTTTTCTAAATTAACAGATGATAGACAACATACTGCTGTTCTATCTTCATCAGTAGGTAAAGTAATTTCAGTACATAAATTTGAATGTTTAACAGACAAACCTAATTTCTTTTGTGTTTCGGGTAATGCATCATTGATATGATCAATAAAACAAATATATGGCTCACCAGTAGCTACTCTATTTTCTAATATTTTAAGCCACAAATCTCTAGCTGATACAGTTCTTACTGTTTCCATAGTATGAGGATCTATTAAATTCCAAGTATCATCATAAGTAGGTTCAGCTATACATTTTTCTATAAGTTCCATAAAATCATTAGTAATATTTATTCCATGATGTAAATTTAAACATTTTCTATGTATATCTCCACCTGATGGTTTTCTTATATCTAAAAATTCTAATATTTCAGGGTGTGATACATTCATATATGCGGCATAACTACCTCTTCTAGTTTTACCTTGACTAAATGCCATAATTTCTGCATCTACTACTTTTAAAAATGGAATAGTTCCAGATGATTGAGAACCACCTGATGTTTTAGTTCCATCACTTCTTATATCTCCCCAGTAGCCGCCAATGCCGCCACCAATAGATGTTAACCAAGCATTTTCAGTATAATGATCAGTTAAGCCTTCTCGGCTATCACCTACATAATTTAAAAAGCATGATATAGGCATACCTCGCTCTGTTCCACCATTACTTAATATCGGCGTTGAATACATAAACCATAATTTAGATGAATAATCGTAAATTCTTTTTGCCATTTCATCATTGTCAGAAAAGGCTTTAGCCGCTCTTAAAAATGCTTCTTGTGGACTGTTTTCTTCAGGTAACAAATACCTATCCTTTAGTGTAGTTTTACCGAAATCTGTCAGTAAATTATCTCTATCTTCTATTATCATTATTTATATACCTTGTTGTTTTTTAAATTAGTGTGTTTAAAGTAAGTATTGTTATTGATATCAAATATATTCCTAAACTTGAATATAATATATATTTCATTTTAAAATTTTTTTATTCTTTATTGTTAATTTGTTGGTATTGGTAACTCATCTGTTAAATATTTTGGTATTACTAATTTCTTTTTATTAGTTATAATCTTATCTCCCATTATTTTAACATCTGGATTTTCTTTTTTATAATCGTCTTTAATAGTATCCCAGTAACTTCCATTATCATCAGGTTTATTGTCTTTAACCCCTATAATATTTTTACAATAAGCTACTAATTCTTTAAAATTAGAATTATATTGAAGTGTTGTATCTCTATTAACTCTTGGGCAATTTTTGTTTAATTCAAGTTGTTGCATTAATTTCATATTGTGAGTTATTATTCTATTTTGCTCATCACATTGTTTTTTAGCTATACCTAAATTTTTTCTAAATGATAATCTTAATTCTTGCCTATTATTATCATAATCACTATTGCTTGGAATACGATATCTTTGATCGGTTTCATTTGCAGAAATAGATAAATCAATACTTCCATAACTACAGTTGTTACCATAATTATTTAAATAGTCATTTCTACTATGTGCAGGTCCACCAAATAAAGCCAATAAAACCATCATTGTAATTAATATTGTAGTAAATTTGTAATTCATATTAAAAATCTCCATATAGTTACCTATTTAAATCCTTAATATCATAACTATGCTCTCTAACTTGATCAGCTAAAGTTCTATATAAATTTTCTGCCATTTGCCATGTAGCCTCAGCAGATGATAGTCTTATTTTTAAGTCTGCTGTTTTATCTTGTTCAATTTTTAAATCTCTTCTAAGATCTACTACTTCAACAGCTAATATTTTTGTAATGGCTGTTTTATTTCCATTAATAGTATCAGTTAAGTTAATAATATATTTAACACCAGTAAATGTTCCAAATAATACAGAAGCTATAACCGGTATTAAGACAAAATTCTTTTTAAATAATTCTGCTATATTCATTTCTTTTTCTTTTTACTACATTTTGGACATTTTTTAACTTCATTTAGTTTTTTAGTCCATAATACTCTAAAAAATGGTTGAACAACCCCGACGGTTACCGCTCCAATTAATATAGCAAACATGGATGATGTAGTTATGCCTGCAGATATACCAAATAAACTTGCAGTAACTATTGTTTCGTTATTAATCATTATAATTCCATAAGTCCTTTATAAAGTCCCCTTGCTTTTTAAACAAAGGGACATTTTAATTATTATATTATTCAGGTACAGTATCAGTACCGGTTTGAATAACATTTAGTTCTTGTTGATATTGTTCTCTTGGAGAAACAATTTTATCATCGTTAGATATTTCATCATTACCTTTAATATCATCATAATCCGTAGGAATTGCATCATTATTTTTAGCAACTTCTAAGAATGTTGATCTTGGAATTAATCCATTTTGATACCATTCAGTAATTAATCTCATCCAATCGCTACCTCTTGGTGTAGCATTAAAGTCAGATGATAGATTAAATCTTATATCTTGTTCGCCGATATTAGTGTCATATCTCCAATTAATCATTTCTTTAATTATTTTTTTCATGCTTTCTGATATTTTAGCATTTAAACTTGCCAAAGCAGCATTTTGTGAAGCATTTCTTAAACTTAAAGCAACGCCAGATGAATCGGAATTACTGGGCTCTAGGCTTAACATTTTAACACCTATTCTTGTTAATTCATCATAACCACCTAATATAGCAGCTTCCATATCTTTTAAAGCATTAGTAGGTGTTTGAAGTGTTTCAACAGTGTCATCTTTATTAACAAATAACCAAGTACCTAATCCTTGTTTAACAAGTTCAGATTTTTCGGATTCTGTTAATGAATCAGATTTAACAACAGGTGTATAAGTTGCACTTAAATATAATAAGTGGTTTCTTCTTGAAATTTTATTATATAAAGCAATTTCTCTATTAACAATAACAGTCATTAAAGGATCAACTGTATCAATTGAACCATTTAAAGGGTAAAAAGGAATTATATTTAATCTTTCACCGTTTTTAAATAAATTGCTATTTGTTGATGATAAAACCCAATCATCTGATAATTGATCAAATGCATAATCAACTCCACCATCAATAAATGAAGGCGTATCAGAGGTTGCTCTATAAAATGTGTCAATAACATATAAACCATCTTCATCTAATCTATGTACTTGTACAGTATCTAAATATTTAGGATGATATGGACTATTTTGATCATATTGAGTTGTAAAGTATCTAGTAATTATTTGATCTAACTTTACTTGACCTTTATAGTTTACTGAAGTAGACCAATTAACAATATTTTCAGCTGTGTGTAATATTGGGTATGGTTTAACTTCTTTTCTTTCTTCAGGTGATAAATTTTCTAAATCAACAATTGGAAAGTCTATTTGAATAAATGCACGGCTTGTTTGTAACTCTTCCCACAAAGCAGCAGACAAAAATGATATTAAATTTGATTTATCTGAACCAATATCTTCTAATATCCATTGTTTAGCTCCCTCCGGAGCCCCTTTGAGCTCTAGCATTGGTTGTTTTCTTAATAAACCACCAATTATCATTTTACAAAATTCACTAGATACACCAGGTACCTCAGCTTCAGCTTTATAAAAATCATATTGAGCTTGAGTCATTGTTGGGTTAAACGGTAATAATAAATTATCGCTTGAAGGTACAGTATCAAAGTCTTTTGTATAACTTGGACCTTGAATAACTGCTCTGTTTCGTTTCCATTCATTTACTTGACTTAGGTATTCATCATTAGGATACCCAGGTCCTCTTGCAGCTGTCGATGATTTAACTATCGAGCTGTTTTTATATGTAATTGACATTATGTGTTTTTTTCCTTAAACATTAAGATGAACCAAAACATTTGGCTCGGGATTAATAAAATAATTTTTGATTTGGCCGATCCAAGATCAAAAGAAATTGGTGTTCGTCAAAGTGCGATTGGCCACCCTAGTCTAGGCCAAAAAGGGGATCTAGCCCCCTAGCCCAGCCGCCCATACGCCCCGCAAGCTCAATCAGTCCAGACAATTCTATAGCAATTGAAAACGCTACAGTCGTACAGCCACGCCTACCTTGGTAAATATAGTTTTTACTGGGCTTTGGGCTTTAAAATTGAAAAAGCTCGGACCGAATGAATTGTTATCGGACCACAAAAATTTATATAAGCCTTAAACACCAATGGTTTAGTGCCATTTGATTACGGCTACCATTGATTAACTTTATTATATTATATTGATTGTTTAGTTACAAACTAAAACGACCACGCCCTATCACGGATAACTTGTGGTTTGTGTTTACCTATTGGATATAGAAACTCACTTATATATCTTATACCATCAGAAAAGTGTTCAACACCTTTTGATTTGTCTATAATTGCATTGTCCATACCAGTAGTAAAACCTGCCTTCCAAGTGGTTGTCTCAATTGAGGCAATTGTCCTTGGAGTTGTTTGCTTATTAAAGTATAACCTGCTGTTACCATTGGCATCTTTTAATAAAGCATTTACACTATTAACACTGTCTATTATAGGTGGTTGCTTTGACCTAGCTAACACCTTAAAGCCAGCATTTCTTAAAATACTAAAATCTGTTGTACCAGTAGCAGCCGAGGTTTTCATTGCCCTACCGGAAGCATCTGGGTAACATGTTATATCTCTATTCTTATATCTACCTTTTATAGATCTAATTAATTGATATGTATCAGCATTACCATAAAACTCGTCCATGGCATGCAATTGGTTACCACGGTGGCACCATACAGTTGAAGCCATTATCTTAACATTAAAGTCAATGCTTATATGTATTGGCTCACCTGGTTCAATTGGTAATAAATTTTCTGTTACATTAACATTACGGTTAAAGTTGTAAAATACACTATCTCCTGTATTATTAAATGTAGCACAATATTCTTGGTTAAAGCTTTTTTCATCCATAGTGGATCTTGCAAGGTCTAACTCTTCTTTCATATCTGGTCGTACAGACTCAGCAGTAAACTGCCAAGACTTCCATAAGCCAGTTTTATCTTCTTGACCCCTTACCCATAACTTATAAAAGTCATTGGTAATACCTTTGGGTGTACTTATTACAAATACTTTAGCCTTTCTTTGTGGATCTGATGTCATAGGTAATATAACTTCAGTAAAGGCATTTTGTTTAATATAAGCAAACTCATCAAGTACAATAAATGTAGGTGATGGAGATATACCTCTTAAAGCATCTGGTCTATCAAAACCTTTTAAAGTAATTTTTGAACCATTAATAAATCTAATTTCTAAATCTATTTCTCTTGGAAAACCTACCATATGATCTCTATGAACTAGGCTCTTTAATGTTGTCCAAATACTTTCTCTTATCATTGATACAGTTGGACCAATAATTATAGCTCTTCTTCCAGGCTCTTCTAAACAATGTTGATATGCAGCAACACAAGCTAAGTAAGATTTACCTACCCTACGTCCACTTGCCATTACCTTAAACCTAGCAGGATCAATTAAAACTTCCTGTTGAAAGTCGAAAAGTTCTATTTTATGATCCATATATTTTATATTTGTTGATCTAAAACTGTTTGTCTTAATCTTATAGCCCTTGGACCAACTTGGTTTGCCCAATTACTATCCATCATTTCAACAGCAGCTTCAATCCATTGTTCATCATTAATTGCAGTTATAAACTTTATAAATTTATTTAACCTTGGAGCACCTAAATTAAAACACATATTAACAAGAACCACTTGAATATTATCAGGCTTATTAATTAAGTCTGGGAATACCTTTTGTGTTTCCTTAATAAATGTTTGTACATCTTTTAGAAATACTTCATTTACTCTTTCTTCACTTACTTTAGTTCCAATAGGCCAGTTATATTCTTCATCAGCCGTTGTAATTAAATGACCAATACCAAAAGTGGCATAGCCTAAGTGATCTGTATAAACTTCATATTTTACACCTTCATCAATTTTTAATTGTTCTTTTAATTGTTCTATTAATTTATTATTCATTATTTATCTCTATATTATTAAATTTATTTTCTTCAAATTCTATTTTGTATTTTGGTAAGCCTTTTAAGTGATCTTTTCTTACCCTAACATTTAACATGATATTTACGCACTTAGGGGAATGTAATCTACATAATTGTAAAAGAAGCTCAAAAAGTTTAGTTGTTGCCTTAGACTTAGAAGTCCAAACAATTTCTTTATGGCTTACCAACTTATCTTTGATAGTATTACTACCAAAATAAGAAGCTAATGCAGATCCAGATTTACCTGTAAACCCAATGTAATATGAACCATCAGTATAGTACGTAACGTATACCTTATATACTTTCTCAGTAAGTTTAGGTTTCATTTACTGGCCTTTGGATTATTATTTCTGCTTCACTATCTTTTAACTCTATAACGGGTTTAACCTGTGGGTCGCTTTTTTGCACTATGGTGAGTACCGGAACATTGTTCAATTGCATATTAGCCTGACCAACAGGTTGTTTTGTATAAGAATACTCAATTAACTTTTCAGCTATTCGTACCCTTAAATTTTGGGACCTAAAGTCATCTTTGCCTTTAAGTTTAGATAGTTCCTTGACTAATATGTCAATAGGATCTATATTTAATTTTTTTAATTTTTCTATACTTGATTTATCTATGCTACTTTTTGCAACAGTAGACTTTGGAGGTCTACCGGCACCAGGTCTTGCTCCACCTTTTCCAGCCATAAATTTATCCTATATATACTTAATTTAATTGACACATAATACCGAAGTCGGCACTGTGTACTGTAAGGTATAGAATTTGATTTGATTATTGAAAATGCCCTAGAATAAGGGTCTTATTATATATTTATATATCTATATATATATTATCTATATACTATTGGTCTACTTAGAGTTCAATAGATCCTATAGTATATAGATGGGCTTATTTTTTTTTTTTTGTTTTCTGTAAGACATAGAATTTGAATTAGCCTTATATGCCTATGCTTCTTGTTCTCGTTTTTTCTTGGCTTTATAAAGGTTAATTCTACCTTCCTTTTCTTTTCTAATCCTTACTTCACTTGGTTTTTCATATCTTTGTCTATCCCTATATGTTTTCATTATATTAAGTTTAGTACTTTTAGTCTTCATTTTACGGATAGCTTTTTCAATATTGTTATCTTTAACAATTACTAAAAAATTACCCCTTTTATTATTTATCATAGCCATTAAAATATAAATTGAATTGCTAATATTGATATTACACCTATAACGAACCATGTAACCTCAACTGTATGGCTATCAACAAAGTCAAATGACCATTGCCAAGCATCTCCAATTATTTCTAATGTCTTATATATATATTTATCCATTTATTATTACTCCTTTTAAGCAAAGGCAAATTCAGATTGCAATATTTCACTGCTATCTAAATTGCCACGTTGAATCATAGGTACCAAGTTTCCTGTTTCTTTTAATATATGTTCAAGAGGATCCTGGTCTATGATATATTTAAATTGCTCCCTGATACATTTTTGCATATCAACTACATTACAAGCATGTGAACCATAACTATCATGTGCTGATACTATATCAAAGTTGCATTTATCAATTACAAGCATTAAATGTAATGAGTCCAAATTATGAATTGTATTAGGACTTATTCCAGCCTTAGCTTTACTAATGTTTTGTACAGCTAGTTCTGTTTTTATAATTAACTCTAATTGATAATCCCATTTGTAAGATTTATCTGCATTTTGTACATATAAACCATCGTGAACAAACACAATACCTCTTTTATATTTAACATATTTTTGTGTAAAAGGAAAATTGCTAATTAATGTTTTATGAGAATATTGTCTTCCAGTATCCTTCATATATTTTTCACAATTGTCTTTAAACAACTTCATAGTTTCAGAAACCATAGGAAATTCTTGTTCAATAGTTAAATAAACAAGAGCGCCCAAAGCCCTAGCCGCACTGTGTTGTTTGTTACTCAAATATACATTATCTATATCTCTAGTATCTTGTATTATTTGCTCACCCATACCTTGCTTTGTTGCGCTATAACCATAAGTCATAACATTTCTTTTTACTATTTTTCTCCACTCCTTAACAGTAAACTTAGACTTATCCCAATAAATAATATCAGTTAATTTAAGTTGACTTTTATATCTTCTTTGATACCATCTTATTAGTTTTTTATATAACTCTGCTTTTGTATCACTATTTAATTCAGCAATTCTAAACTTATTCCTAAGTTTTTCTATGCCTTTAAAATATAAATTGTAATATTCCAAAGCTAAGTCATCTGCTTTTTCTGCTTCTTTATGCATTTTATCCACAACAGAAACTGCTACATGGGAATACATATCACCTGGTTTATTATCATTACTTTTAGCTACATTAACCAAATGAGCATTTTTATCATCCTTAGCTAAACTAAACAACCATTGTAAGCCATTATTAGAACCATCTCTGTAACAAATTGTATGAGATACAAAAGTTTCAACACTTTTAATATCAACAAAATGTTTATCAAGTTCCGCTAATTCAATAACAGATGATAAGAATTGAAAAGGCTCTTCTGCTTCCATCCAACGTTTAGCTGTATAAGGATCCTTACCACATTTAACAAAGTCATAATAATTATTTTCTACAAATTTAACTTTGTCTTCATGGGGCAATTTATCCTCACCATACATATTAGCTATATGATGATATAACTGATTTAATCCAGTTAAGCCAAGTGGTTTACCTTCTGCAAATGTAAGCATACCCTTAGCATTATCTGAGTTTAATTCATTCAAATAAGCTGACAATGGATATAACCTTCCCCTGTTATCTGCTTGATATTGTTGATAAAATACAGTACCAACATAAGGCTTAGTTGCATTTAAAACTTGCTCAGCCTCTCTTTTCTTAGCCAATGCTCTTTCTTTAGAAATTGTTTTAACAGAATTATGTTCAAAACAATCTTGGTTAGTTTTTAATGCCCATTTATAAACATTAAATACTTCAGGTTTAACATAATAACCTATGGCTTGTTTTTTATTTACTGCATTTAAAACAATAGGAGTATTATATTCATTAATTTTTGCTAATGTATCTTTATTAACATTTTTAATCAATTTAATTTCTTCACCATTGTCTATTGTTACTGTACCAAACTTCCAATCTGGAGCCTTAGTTAATAACGGTTTGTAAGGATCTGAAACTTCAGCAAACTCTTTTACTAATTTTCTAAGATCATTTCTATTTTTACCAGCATAAACTTTATAAACAGTTTTAACTTTATTATGTTGATAATATTCTCTTATTAATTTTACTACCACCATAAATAATATGCTATATGAATTGATAATAAATACACCTAACTTTAAAGCAATTGATGATTTTTTACTAATATTATAATAACTAAATATTCTATCACCAATGGCAATTGCTAATTGTGTTAAGTTCTGACCTTCAGATACACCAGTAGCTATCATTGAATGTGATAATTGTATTGCAATATTAAAGTCAATTTTATTATTATTAATAACTGTTACAACATCTGGTTTTCTATTACTATCAGTTTTATTAGATAATTTATCAAACAACATTTCCATTTGAGTTCTTATCTTTATTCCTATTGGTCCCAGCGTCTCTAAATTGTTTAGCTGTTCTTTCAACATATTCTTTCCTCCTGGTTATTTTCAATAATTCATCTTCTATTTTAATAATTTCTGTTCCATAAATTACAGTTAAGGCTTTCATACCCTTAATTTGTTCTTGAGCAAAAATTTTCTTTTTAATTAAACTTTCTTGCTTTTTTAACAATGTCTGTAATTTACTTTCTCCAGTATTATCAACTATTAATTTTAGATAATCTATTTTTGATTTTATCATAGTCCTCATTCATTTGATCCAGTCCTTTATTTACTAGTTCCATATCATTAGTTATATCTATAAAACTTTTATTAACAATCATACCTATTTGTAATTGATCAAATTGAGTCCTATTTACCTTTTTTGATAAATCTTCATAAAAGACAAATAGAATCACAATTGAAAAAATTAAAACAAATAGTAACCATGTTGGTATTACTATCATTTATATTTCCTTTTGGTAATTATTATTATTAATTGACATAGGTGGCATATCATTAAATATATTACCCTTATCATCAGCTAACTTATCTTCAACTAAATGAGTAATATCTTTAAAGCCTTTATGACCAACATAATGAAAAGCTTTTGTTGTTCTTTTTAAATGTTTTTCATAATATGCTGCATCATAACCACCAAACTTACGCCCAGTTTCCTTATGCTCTTTCCTAACATCGGATCCCTTAATAAATTGCCAATCTTCGGAAGACATTAATTTACCCTGCAATGCTGGAATAGCTGTAACAATTTTACACCTACCATAACTTTTAGTTGTATAACTATAATTATGAGTAGCTATTTGAGCCAAGTTTTCTATTATTTTATATCCAAAGCCAAGACCTTGAAAGTCTGGAAACACTACCACCCTACCTATGTTCATACAGGCTTTTAATTTAGGATGTGGAAAAGCATTTAAACTTCCAAAACCAATTAATTCCTTACCCCAATAATACAAATAAGCATGTGGAGTATTATTAGGTATTGAACCAGTTAAGTAATGATGGCTTTTAAATACTTGCCAAGACTCTTTGTTGGCTTTAACAATGGATAGCTCAATTGCTGGTCTTCTCCTGGCCGACCTCCCTAGCTGCATAGTGCAACTCTTTGTATCAAATGTAAAATCAGGAGTTGCATATTCAATAAAGTCTCTGTGACAAGATACTAATAATATATCTTTAAGACCTTTTCTATCTACATATTTTCTTATGCTATTAGCCATAGCTTTACCAACGTTCCTATCTACTGTTGAAGTAAACTCATCTATGGTAGCACCAGATTCTAAAACCCTTGCAACATCTGCTCTGGCTTTTTGTCCAGTACTTAATGTATGATATGGTTTTAATATATCAGGTATACTATTTAAAGCAACGGCTCCTAGTTTTTCTGATGCTTCTTCAAAAGAACTAAAATGAGAACAAACTGCTTTATTAGGATCCCATACTACAGTTTTTTCTGTTCTACCTAATGCTTTTAATATAGATGATTTACCAGTACCACTTGGTCCAGTTATAACACCTATTGTAAAATCCTTAGGTAATGTAACTTCTGGAACAGTAAATGTATTTTCTCCTGTCCACTCAAAGTCTGATGCTAAACTTACTTGGTCTGTAATAGCATCAGTATTAACTTTACTTTTTAGTATTGTCATTATTATACTCCTATGTTATTTTAATATTTGGTGGTTACGCCCTGTCATACATTTTTTATATATATCAGCATATTGATTATGACCTTCTTTACTTGCAAGCCAATAATTAATATTACCTAAAAGTGTACTGTTTTCTTTTGCTAAATGTGAACAATGTAAAAGATCATCTGAAATTTCAGAAGCATTAGATGTTTCAAATCTTGCTTTACCTTTTGTATCAACCACTGGTACATATTTAGCACAACCTTGTAATAACAAAATAGATATTGTTATTAACATAATTGTTTTATTCATTTTTACCTCCTATTTTTATTATTTGTTTTATGATTGTAAATCTTGGATCATATTTATAATTACTACAACCAGTAATTAATAAACATATTATTATTATCCTACCAATAAACATAATTAGCTAATCCATTTCCTAATATTATAGTAATTATTGCAAATATAGTCAATTTAAAATTATAGCTCATTTATACTCCTTTGTTAATTGATAGTTGTACCCTTGCTAACCTATTGTATAATTGTTCTTCAAATCCTAGAGGGTAACTCTTATCATCAAAATAATTATTAGGCATTACAATATAGGCCTTTTCATTTGTTGATGTATTATAACTAACATCCAAATGATATTCATAACGGATCCAAGTTCTTCTAGGATTTTTTATATCTAAAATCTTAAGTGCAACTGGACCAGCTCTTTCACCTTCCAAGTCCCTGTTCATATTTTTAATTAATTCCTCTTTATCAAAAATTGCTGGACAAGGTGGTAAATTATCTTTCATATTTGTCATTTTAATTATATCAGGCTTAAACATACCTGCTCCTGTTTAATTTTAAATGTAGTCATATCATCAAATTGCTCTCCAATAAGGTTTGCTAATTCAGCAAACTCTTTAAGCGGTCTTTTATTTCTTAAAGGGTCTGCTTTTAAACCTTTTTGAAC